GAAAAAAGGAAGGCCACTTTCATTTTTTACAACTTCGTATTGAATAGAAGAGTGTCTTTTTTTAATTTCTTGCCAAGCCCAAGCCCATGATAAATAAGATAATCCATTTTTTTTCTCTATTTTGTCTTGAACATTTATATTGTTTAATTGCTCAAAATAGTTTAGTTTTTTTTCTTCTGTCATAATTTAATAATTTGTTCTTTTAACTGATTGTCCCATAATTACTGATATTTTGCTATATAGCTTATCAATAATTTCTTCGCCATCGCCAGGAGTAATAGTTTTGTTAGCAATAGCATTGTCTACTGACTCTATTTGTATATTTATAGAATCAATAATCTTTTTTTCATTTTCTGTATATGTATTAAGTGCCATGATTTTTTGATTAAGTTAATTATATATTTAAGTTTACAATGTAGAATGTTGAAGGTCAAGTCTTTTTTCAAAATAATTTGTATCTTTTCCTTCATGATCAATTCTGCCTTCATATTTAATATAATCTATCTCATCATCAATTTGTTTTTGAATTTGAGAAATATTATAATCTGTTTCTTCGCCATCGCAAAAAATATCTTCTATTTCAGGTATCCAATCTTCAGAAATGCAATCATGCACTATAATTGCAATAATTTCCTCTATTGATTCGCCTTCAAATCCTCCCTTATTTGTTTCTATTGTATAAATCATAATTTAAATATTTAAGCATTGTCTAATTTCATCATTGTTATCATAAAGGGATTTACAATGATTTATTCCATAAAAAAAAGTTGATCCAGTGCAGAAAACAAAAACAAAAACCATTGCAGATGCTATTACTGTGTCTTTTAAATTTATCATGATTACACAAATTTAATTAATAATTTTACCAAAAAAGATTTTAACAAATTTAGATTAGATAATTTAGTTAAATAAAACTCGTTGTGAAAGTCTGTTTTATATATATAGAACATATCTAATTTATGCTCTTTTAATAAGATTTTTTTTGTTAGTTTGTTTAACATATTTAAGATATTTAAGTTTATTACATACTTAAGTTTACAAGCTAATATGTTAAAGTCAAGTATTATTTGCAAATTAATTTTTATTATATTAAAATATTTTTTGGGGGTTTCATTTCCCCATGAGGGTGTACTCATCTCTGATTTAAGTTAATTACAGCACCCTCAAAGTTGCATGATTGAGAAGGGAGGAGGTTTTAGTTTTCCTCCTCCTGATATTTGCAGTTATCTTTTTTTAAAATTTCCGACCTAAATTTTAAAAAGGAATTTTTTCTTGATTTTAACATATTAGCTTGTAAAGTTAGTTAAATAATTAACTTAAATAAAAAAGCTATGAAAAATGAATTTAGAAAACTGCAATTATTACAAAATCCTAGTAATAATTTAAGCATACAATTACATAATATTTCAACACCACAGTTTGAAAATTATTTAGTCTCTTATCGAGAAAATGAAGCAGTAAAATTTGGATTCTCAAGATTTGGTAAAAATTATAAAGTTTGGAAAAACACAGATCACACCATTGACCATAATAAAAAATGGAATAGACACGAATTAAGAAAAGAATTTAGAAAATTTACTGAAGCTTTTAATTATCTAAAAGAAATAAGTAATTATGTAGTAATATAAATAATTACTTGACTTTTAAAATCATTTAATAAATACTTATTTTGTCTTAGGTTCAATATAAAGACAGTTTTTTTTATGAGGGGTGTTTTGAACCTCGCCCCTCGCCCATATTATACAAGGTTCAATGACACATCAAAATAATTCTAAGAGCTTCATTTTACACAAAGATAGTTTATCCATTTTAGATAAAATGGAAGATAAGCAAGCTGGACAACTTTTTAAAGTTATTTACTATTATCAAATCAATAACAAGTTACCAGAAGATATTGATCCTGTTTTAGATTTATTAGTTACAACTTTTATAAATCAATTCAAAAGAGATCAAGAGAAATATGAAGAAAAATGCAGGAAAAACAAAGAAAATGCTAAAAAGCGATGGGATGCGACCGCATGCGATGGCATACAAACGAATGCGAAACATGCCTATAGTGATAGTGATAGTGATAGTGATAGTGATAGTGATAGTAAATTAATAGATAAGCAATTTGAAGAATTTTATAATAAATACGGAAAAAAGAAAAGTCCTAGTGATGTTAAAAACAAACTCAAGACAGCATTAAAGAAAGACAGCTTTGAGAATATCATGTTAGGATTAGATAGCTATATTAAAAATAGATCGAAAGACAGTCAATTCTGGAAATATCCTGCAACATGGTTAAATCAAGAGTGTTGGAAAGATGAATATAATCAATCAGAATCAAGCAGAGAGCAACACACAGTCGATTTAATCAATAAAATGATGAATGACACATTAATAAATAAAATATCTCTTAAAAGTGATAAAATCCTTAATTTTCACACAACGAAAGAGAATAAAGAAAAATTACAAAATTTACCAGAAAACCAAAAGCAAGAAATTAAAAGTATTTTAAAAGATAATTTTGGAGAAAAAACAATTGAATTTATATATTAATTATGACTATTTACGAAAATCAAGAAGCAGAGCAAATTATTTTAGGAACTGCAATAATGAATAACAGTTTATTACTAAATGTAGCTGATATTTTAGAATCAAAGCATTTTTCTTATATCGAGCATCAAGAAATTTGGAAGGAGTTTATAAGAATAGGAAGAGAAGGGGCAACCGCCGATCCTGTGACACTTAAAAACTTTATGCAAAACAATACGATATTTAAAGATTTAGGAGGCTCTAAATACTTAATGATATTAATGCAATTAGCAAATGGAGTTGCTGATTTAAGAAGTTATGCCAAAACATTAATTGAGTTATGGCAAAAAAGAGAGTTTTACGAATTAATAGAAAATTGTAAAAACGAATTACAAGAAAAAAGTTTTAATTATTTATCTTCAAAATTACAAAATGATATATTAAAATTAGATAGTAATAATTCAGCATCTAAAATCCAAAGTATATCGGAAGTTATAACTGATATTGAAAATGATGAGAAAGAATTACTATCAGATGGCTTTATTGCAACAGGATTTAATAAATTAGATGATATATTAAATGGCGGTTTTCACAAAAAGCAATTATGTGTAATAGGTGCAAGACCTTCGGTTGGTAAGACAAGTATAGCTCAACAATTGATATTAAAAGCTAGTCAATCAGGAAAAAGGTGTTTATTTATTTCTTTAGAAGTAGATAAAAAAAATGTATTTTTAAAATTTGCATCAAATTTGGTTAGTATTGATGGATGGAAACTTCAAAGAAGAAAATTAAATCAAGATGAATTGCAATCATTACAAGTTGCAAAAGAGGAGTTAAGAAGTTTAGATATATTTGTAAACGACTCATCATCTTTAAATATTTCCCAAATTGAAAACATTATAAAAAAACAATTAGAAATATCACCAGTTGATATAGTTTTTATAGATTATATTCAAATCATCAGATATTTACAACAGGGAAATTTTAATGAAGCATCAGCAATAAAAGAAAACACTAGTAGATTAAAAGAAATAGCTAAAAAATACGATTTATCAGTTGTAGCATTAGCACAAATCAATAGAAAAGGAGTAGAAAACAATCAAGAACCAACCATCAATGACTTAAAAGGTTCAGGAGGTATAGAAGAAGATGCAGATGTCGCAATATTATTACATAGAGATAAAAACGAAGATCAAAGCGAGAGTTATTTTTCTAACAATGGAAAGCTTATTATTGCTAAAAATAGGCATGGAGCGACAGGAATAGTAAATTTTGAATTCGATGGTAAATTTTCAAGATTTACTGAAACTTTTAATCAATTTTAACATGGAGCATATATCAAAATCAATAGAAAGAATTTTACAGGAAATAAAAGATAACAACATTAAATTAAAATAATTATGAAAACAAAAGAAGAAAAAAAAGAGTACTACAAAGAATATAGAAAAAAAAACGAAACAAGATTAAAAGAATATGGCAAAAAATATTACGAAGAAAACAAAGAAAAAGTAATAAGAAAAAAAAGCGAATATTATATAAAAAATAAATCTGAAATAGCAAGAAAGAAAAAAGAATATTATAAAAAAAATAGAGATCGCATTTTAAAAGCAAATGCAGAAAAGAAATTAAAAATTACATTAATTGCAATCTACACAAAAAGAAAAGCAGATGAAGTAATGAAGATTTTAAGAGAAAAATTTAATACAAATTGCAGAATTTCTGAAGCTGGATCATTAAAAATTATCCACAAAAAACAACCAAGTCACGGAAGATATATAAATGAAACAACAGTCGAATATGGAGATGAGATTTATCTTGTCGATAAAAAAATCGCAATAAAAAGAAAATATTTTAATATTTATGCTTGACTTTAACATTTTACATTGTAAACTTATTTACATAATTAATTTAAATCAAAAAAAACTATGAGAAATTACACAGTCACAGATATAGCAAAAGTCAAGTTTGAGATATGGTCTATTGAATCAGAAACCAAAAGACCAATTTTTGGAGAAAGTCGAAAATTTGTTAAATGTAAGACATTCCCTTTGCAAAAAAATACAGAATTTAATATTTATAGAACTTCTGAAGCACAAATAATTATTTTTCCAAAAAATGCAGATTATGAAATTAGAGAAGAAAACACTTTTTTAAAAAGTTTTAAAACAAGTGATGAAGAAAGACATTTTAATTTAATATGTAACTTTAATGAAGAAGAATCTGTAGATGAAAACTCGCTTGACGTTGAAAGCGATGGTATTTACGAAGCAATATTTGATAAAAAAAATCAAATAATAACAATTTCTAATATTAATTATAATCATCCAATAGTAAAAACAAACAAAAGCAATAATATTGATTTGCATTCAATTTGGAATAAAAAGACTTTTTTGGTAGGCAATGATGAAGTTAAAAAACCCACTAAAAAATTCTGGGATATTTGGAGAGATAGAAAAGAAGAATTGAAAAAAATCTATAGCATCAAAAAAGTTCATATAAATTATTTTGTTAGAAAGATCGAAAATATTTAATATTTATGCTTGACTTTAACATTTAAGCTTATAAACTTATTTACATAATTAACTTAAATTAAAAAAAACAATGAAAATAACAACACAACAAGAACTAGACAAATTAATCGCAACAGCTGATAAAACAAACACAATAGTTTTAAATGAGAATTTGGAAATCACTTTTGATTGCGAAATTCCTTGTAACATCAAAGTTTACAACATCGACGCTCACAACATCAAAACTTACGACATCAACGCTTGGAACATCCAAGCTTACAACATCAACGCTTGGAACATCCAAGCTTACAACATCAACGCTGACAACATCCAAGCTTACAACATCAACGCTGACAACATCAAAGCTTACAACATCCAAGCTTACGACATCAACGCTTGGAACATCCAAGCTTACAACATCAACGCTTGGAACATCAACGCTGACAACATAAAATATTATGCTTTTTGTATAGCTTATCAATCTTTGAAATGCGAATCAATTTCAGGAAACAGAGAAAATTCATTCCATAAATGTTTAGATCAAGAAATTGAGATTGTAAAAAAAGAAGAAAAAGTAACTATTGAATTAACACAAAGTCAAATAGATAAAATTAAACACTTAATATAATGCAAAAACTAAGAATATCAAACACTTACAATAAAGAATCAAATCAATATAATAAAAATGATTTTGATATAAGAGAAAGCGAAAAATCTATTACTGGAAAAGCCAATATTTCCACTAAAAAAGATAATAAATATATATCAAAAACCTTGCCATTTATTGCTTTTAAGTCTAAAATAGACAGAGAAACTGAAAGAGCAATTTTAGACTCTCGAGGTCAATTATTCGAGGCAGAAATTGGATTAATGGTTGATAGCTTTCAAGATCAAACAGGAAAGACAATCACTTATGTTAAAGTGGTAATTAACAAAGCTAGATTTAAAGCAGTAGACAAGCATAATCAGGCAAAGGCTAACGGATACCAGCCAGAAGCAGAGGATTTAACGGGAATACCATTTTAAAATGGAGTATAAAAGAGTTTTAAAAAAAATAGTGTTTATGTAAATATACTAAATGATAATTCTGAAGGTAGAGTAGATAGAATTATTAAGGTATTAGATCGAATAGCTTTTAAAAATTTAAAAAATCTTGAGTCAATTAAGGATCGTAAAGGTTTCTTAATATTGACTTGGAGAGAAATCCCAACTGACAGACAATTTAAAGTCTTTGGGGAATCTTGGGAAAAAGAATACGAACCTCCTGAGAATGTTATTAATCAATTAATTATAAAATTATGGAACAAAAACCAATCACAGTAGAACTTTATTGTAACAACAACATAGAAGAGAAATTAAAAAAATATCAAAAAAAACACGATATATTTAGCTTATTCCAAATAAGAAAAACATTTCTTGCCGATAATAAGCCTCGTTTTATTTTTGTAAGTCAAGAAGCCCACAAATCAGAACAAGACTTCTTTAATGATCCAGAAAATAAATTATTTTATGCTAAAGAAATAAGAGAAGAAATTGAGGGTTTTAAATCTATTGGGATCGAAATAGATAATCCAGATGAATTTCCATATAGAGAAACCGAAGCAGAAGCCGAAAAAGATATGGAACGATTTATAGATTGGTTATTAATCAATTAACGGAATACCCTCCTGCCATTATTTTCATAGTAAGTGCTTTTTAGGTTGAAGTGCTTGACTGTCCTTGATGCTAGAAATAGTTAAATTCGCTTTGGCAGTGAGGGATAATGTTTTTTAAGCCTACAATCGAGGAAAAACCTATTAATTAATAAAAAAATCATGATACCATTTAAAATAAAACTATTAACAGAAACAGCAAAAGCCCCAACCCAAGAAAACGAGGGCGATTTATGGGATTTATATGCTGATGATTTTGATGTTAGTATGTGGAAAGATTTAAAACATAAAACAGTTTATAAAATTGGAGATTTCACTGTTTTTCAAAGAAAAACTAGAAATAATGATATACCTAAAACTTATCAAAAAGTAACTCTAAACCCGCAAGGCAGAATTCTAGTAAAAATAGGAATAGCGATTGAATTGCCTAAACAATATGATGGAAGGGTTAGAGATGGGCAAGAATTTTGGGAGTATCAAGAATTAAATCATTTACCAATTTTAAGTTACGCAGTAGCAGACATTAGACCAAGATCAGGACTAGCCCTAAAACATGGGATCACGGTTTTAAATACTCCTGGAACGATAGATAATAAATATCGTAAAGAAATAGGGGTTATTCTATATAACGCAGGGCACGAGCCTTACACAATAACTAAAAGAGATAAAATTGCCCAAATGTTAATAAGACCACTGTACCCAAGCAAAATGGAGATTGTAGAGAATATCGAAGATACCCAAAGAAATGGTTTTGGATCAACTGGTAAATAATATAGAAATGAATAGAGTAACACAATACATAAACTTTTACAAAGTAAAAAAAAACTTAAAAATAAATGAAGAGCAACAAAGCTTGATAGAAAAAGCTAAAAGTAAATTTATTGCAAGAAGAAACGGAATTGATTGCTATAAAATGC